TTGGCCTTGAGCTTTCGTCGCCTCTAAGTATCTGCCGAATTCGTCTACTGTGGAGATATGATTTGCTCGCTCTTTTAATTCTGAAAATACAGCGCCGGGTGATGTGTACCCACTCCCCCCGATTAAATCGTCGAGCCCTGCTTCTTCGAGCACTCCCTCGACTGTCGTTTTGCAGTGTTCTTTGCCTGAGCCACTGCGCCCGACCACTATTAAGAATAGCGCCGAATAGTTGTCAGCGCTGGTAACGTAGCGCCTTCCCAGAATAACTGAGCCTAGAGCTAGAGCTGACTGAATAGCTATTCTCTTATCCACCACTTCCTTCGGGGAAGTCTCGCAGAACCAGTCGACGAACTCCCCGAGCACCCCAGGAATAGGGGCGATGGGTTTAGCTGGGGCCTTAGCCTTTGGCTTGGCTCTGGCCGGCATTTCCACCGCTTGGATGGGTGCTTCTTCGGGNTGGTTCTTTAGGTGAACTTTCCAAATAGAGCTGTGCGTCTTTTTGACTTCTCGAACTTTGAGCGGTTTCTCTAGCTTTGCGTTCCAGTCCAAGGCTTGCTGCAGAGAATCTTCCCTACTCGCCCCGTCTCGTACGAATGCTCCAATATCACTAGCTAGCGTATTGTTTCGAGAGCCTACTTTCGCCGGGTCTCCAACCATTCTAATTTGGGATGGGTCAAATCCGAGAAGGTTCCCTCCTCCTCCGTTTGACTTATAAGAGGCGGCTACTTCCGGGACAAAGGCAGTCCCATTTTGAAATCGACCTACCAACCCCCCGATATCCTCTTGGGTTAAAGCTGGGAGTTCATCGAGTCCGAGGTCCTGCCGAATCCACTCATACCGAGAACCGCTGGGGTGGGTACTCCCTGCCCCCACCACATAGTTGCAGGTCCCCGGCCCTCTGATCGAGAAAACTTCTTTACCATCGCGCTTAATGCTGATTCGTTCGACGTCTCCGGCGGCGTAGAAATAGTGCCGGCCTTTTGCAGTCTTAGCGATGAGCGGCGACGGTGGGAAATTTTCCTCTACGTAGTCGATGACGTCTTGGCAGTCTGCATCTACCACCGTTACGTTTGAAGTCAGGATACCTACGTTTGCCTGCGGATACCTCGTAAATAATTCTTCGATATCGTCTGCTGAATGCGGAGTACTGAAGACCGCTTCAATCTCCCCTCCCCTATATGCCCCGAAGTGGGGCTTCTTCTCCCTCTCCATTAGGCAAATTATGTTAAATCCAAAATCTCTTAGCTCAGTCGCGCACTGAAGCATCTTGCCACCCTCCATGATATTGGTTCCTCCATGCCAGCTCCCGCCGGCACCAAATTATTTTTAAGCTGCTTCCTCTTCCTCTATTTTTGCTTTTTCTCTAAGATATCTATGCCTAGGGCCAAAGCTTTACGCATAACATCGGCTCTGCTTGCGGACCCCCTCAGGCTGTTCCGGGCCATCCATTTGGTTAGAAACTGGCACCGGTCGCAGATATCGCGGCTCAAATTTAGCATAACTTTCACTACTTGGTCATCGTCCATAAAATTCTCCTTGAAAAGACCTGGGGGTATTGTTAGATAAATATTAAATAAATATCAAGTAAAGAAAAAGCTTTACAATTATTTATTATGCTGTAGAATTCGAAGTGGGACCTCATGTGAGTCCCCTAGTGAAAAAGGAAAACCAAGTGAACAAATTGCACAAACAATGTATTTATGACGCCCTTAATTTTCTCCAATCCCGCGATGATGATAAAGCCGCCTTTCGAAACGGCGTAGGCTTTTCTAAAGCCGATTCCCAGGTGGGCCACATTGCCGCCAATCTCCCCCTAGAATCATGGACCCCGGAATTAACTGCTGAAATCGCAGCGGTCCTTATTAAGTACCTCGATACTCAGCTTGCTGAGTTCAACTCCGATACCATTCGAGAAGTCGCAGCCGAAGCTCGGGGGCGCGATACCATCCGTGATGCCCACGCCAAGCTTAAGGCCGAAGAGAAGATTGCCCTTTACGCGGCATCCCGCAAAATCACCTGGGAACGTTGGCAGGGTGGCGAATTTCGCTTTTGCATTTCTTGGAGTTGGGAAGACCCTCAGAAATTAGATATCCTCGCATCGGTTCGGGGTATCACTGGTCGCTCTTATGAGCCCTACCGCTGGGGCGTTCCGGTCTCCTCTAAGCTTTCTGTCAAAGAATTTGCAGAGAAATGGGACTTCGACGTTTCCGCGCTTCCCAAAATGAAGGTTAACCATCTCCGCTTGGTGCCCGAGCCGGCAGTGGATTACGTTGCCCCTGCCTTCCCTCTCTACCCTCACCAGCCCGCTGCCATTGATTATCTTCGAAAGAATAAAAAGGCTTTCTTAACTGATGACATGGGTTTGGGGAAAACCATCGAAGTTTTGATGGCTCTCCCTTCGGCCACTGCTGCGTTGGTGGTTTGTCCTGCCAGCCTTAAAGGCAATTGGGCCCGTGAAGTTAAAACTTGGAGACCTGATTTAACCCCGGTAATTTTAAGTGGCAAAGGTTCTTTCCGATGGCCATGCCTTGGGGAAATCGTAATTGTGAATTACGAGATTCTCCCCAAAGAAGGCGAAGCCTCTTATTTGAATTGGGAAGTCAATGCGATTGTCGATGAGGCTCACTATCTTAAAAAGTCTAAGGCTGCTCGCACCAAGAACTGGCGCTCGATTAGCCGCGATATCCTAGAAGCTGGTGGCTCTACTTGGGGCATGACTGGTACTCCTCTCGTCACCACCCCTTATGACCTCTACGGTTGCCTCCAGAGCTTCGGCCTCTTGAAGCAGGGCTATGGGAGCTATGGCAACTTTGTGTCGATTTGGGGCGGTTACAAGGGGCCATTTGGNCTTCTTTGGAACCCCAATCGTATCAACCAAAAATCTGCTCANGANGGNCTNGCTAAGTGTTCGTTCGGTCGAAAGCGAATCGACGTTCTACCTGACCTGCCTTCGAAGCGTTGGACCGAGATTGAAGTGAAGCTCCCCAAGGGCTGCGGTGCCATCGACCGCGATTCAATGGACGAACTTGAAGCTTGGGCAAATGGTGGCCCCACCCCCGTTGCCGGTAAAATTGCTGAAGCTCGTAAGAAGTTGGCTATCACCAAGGGCAAGAAAGCTCTCCCTTTTATTGATGAATTAATCCAAGGGGGCGGCGGTCCTGTCGTTGTCTTCTCTGCTCACGTAGCGCCATGCAAAGAGCTTGGCCGCTATGACAGATGGGAATGCATCGTTGGGGATACTCCGGCGGAGAAACGCGCAGAAATCGTTGAGCGATTCCAGATGGGAGAACTCGACGGGATAGCTGGCACGGTGGGCGCAATGGGTGTCGGCCTGACTTTGACCAAAAGCTGCCGCATGGTGTTCGTTGACCTCCCGTGGTCAAATTCCGAAATCGCCCAGGCAGAAGACCGCATTTGCCGCATCGGCCAAAAGAACGCATGTGAATATTTTCTTATTACTTCCAATTCGGAAGTTGACCAAATCATTCACAAGTCCATCACCCGTAAAACTAAAATGACTGCCAACGTAGACGCAGTCCGCAAAGGAGAAAAGCAAAATGGAAAACGGAGTAACTGAATTAGACAAGCTCTGCCACGCTCATCAGCAGGCAGCAGAGGAAGAGAAGAAGGCAAAGGCTCGTCGATTAGAAATCGAGGGGTTGATTGTCGCAATTTCGGACGTGAGAGAAGAAGGGTCTTCTATCACTAAGACGCGCTACTACAAGTGTACTTGCACCGGCAAGCTCACTCGTAAGCTCGATCAGGAAGCCTGGGAGAATATCCGCGACGACATCCCCGAGGAGCTTCAGCCCGTGAAAACGAAGGTTGATATCGACCTTCCAAAACTCCGGGCAATCGAGAACGCTAACCCAGAGCTATTCAAGCTTGTGTGCAAAGCTATTGCTACCAAGCCCGCTAAAACATCAATCAAGGTGGAGGTATTAAGTTAATGAAGTTGATTAAGACAAACGACCAGGGAATGCATCATCTCAAGATATGCGTTCACGGTGATGCAGGGACCGGTAAGACCCGGCTCTGCGCCACCACTGNCNCAAAGGATGAGACCGTTATTATCTCAGCGGAAGGGGGGCTTTTGTCCCTTCGGGATTCTAACATCACAGCAATTGAGTGTTCGAATAAAGAAGACGTTGTCGAGGCTTACCGGTGGATTTGCGATTCGGATGAAGCTCGGGGCATTCAATGGGTTTGCGTCGATTCCATTTCGGAAATTGCAGAGCAGGTTCTCTCTCACGAGAGAAGCCAAAGCAAAGACCCTCGCAGAGCTTACGGAGAGCTGGCCATCGTAATGGACCGGCTCATTAAAAGCTTTCGAGATTTGGATAAGCACATCTACATGTCTTGCAAGACTGAACGCATTCAGTCTGAAGCTGGATTAATTTGGGCACCCTCATTTCCTGGGGCCAAGGTAGGTAATTCAATCCCTTACCTATTCGACGAATTATTTTGTCTTCGCGTCCACCGGGACCCGGAGAGCGGAGATATAAAACGGTGGCTGCAGTGCCATGCCGATGGCACTTATGCCGCTAAAGATAGAAGCGGAGCTTTGGATATGTACGAAGTTCCAAGTTTAGCACACATTAAGAACAAAATTTTAGGAGAAAACAATGGCTAATTTAGGTGGGTTTAACCCCAACAATCATGAGGAAGAAAAGTCTTTTCGAACCCATCCCCGAAGGGAAGTATGTCGCTATGATCACAGACAGTGAAATGCGACAAACCAAAGCAATGGATGGGGAGTATCTCAAACTAACCTTTGAAATTATCGACGGACCCTACCAGAGTCGTCTTGTCTGGACTAATCTCAATTTGCGAAACAAGAATCCCAAGGCAGTCGAAATTGCCAACCGGAACCTTGCCAGCATTTGTCGTGCGGTTCATCACCTAACGCCGCTTGATGATTCACAGGCTCTCCATAATAAGCCGCTTAAAATTAAAGTAACTATTCGGGAAGCTCAGAACGGCTATGATGCCAGCAATGAAATAAAAGGCTATTCGCCTGCAGCGGACGCTCCACCACAAGTGGCGGGCGCACCTGCGAACGGTGGTGTCACCCCACCGTGGGCAAACCAGGAACAGAAGAAGGATGGGAATAAACCCCTCCCGTTCTAATTCTAATCTTGGGGGGGCCCGGTTCGCTGCTTGGGCCCCCAATTTTTGGAGAAGAAAATGGCAAAACTACCTGAACGCCCATCTCGCACCCTGGCGATAATCGACGAACGCATAGAGCAGAATTCGCAGGACTGGCGTAGAGCCCATCTGGGGGATTCAATCATTGGCGATCCCTGCGAGCGGCTCCTATGGTATTCCTTCCGGTGGTTCACTGCCCCCGAGTTTCCGGGGCGCATTCTAAGGCTCTTCAGGCGCGGCCAGAACGAAGAGACTACCATCGTAGAAGACCTCAGGCTCGCCGGCGCGACAGTCTCTGAAGGTCCCGCAGAGGGTGAGCAATGGCGCTTCTCTTCATTGGGCGGCCACTTCGGTGGCTCAATGGATGCTGCCATCCTGGGGCTGCAGGAGGCTCCGAAGACTTGGCATGTTGGGGAGTTCAAAACTCACAACAAAAAGAGCTTCGATTTGCTGGTGAAGGATGGGGTTGAGAAGTCCAAGCCTAAGCACTACGCCCAAATGCAGAGCTACATGCATAAGTCGGGCATGAAGAGAGCGGTCTATATTGCCGTGTGCAAAGACGATGACCGCTACCACCTAGAGCGCATTCGTTATGACCGTTTTTACGCAGGGGAGCTTCAAGAGAAAGCGGAGCGGGTTATCTTCGCCAATGAACCACCCCCGAAACTCTCGGAGCGGGCAGACCACTGGCTCTGCAAGTGGTGCAGCCATTATCAAATTTGCCATCAGGACCAAACGACTGAAGAACGCAACTGCAGGACATGCCAATTCTCTACGCCACTCAAGGATGGGGATTGGGTATGCGTCAAATACACCACATCCCTCACTATTGACGAACAAAAGAACTTGGCGGAGGATTGTCCCGGGTACAGTGCGAGGGGCTGATCAGAGGAGGCGGGATGAGATGGGAAAAGGGATTACTCCGGAGGAGTGGATGGTAGCTGCAATTATTTTGATTTCAATTTGTCAAGTCGTGCAAACCTGCGCGGCTGGATGAGAGGAACCCTCGGGCAGTATCCGCATTGGAAGACAAATGCGGTTTCTCCCCCAATGTGCTGCCCGAGGGTTTTTTTGGGAGTGGGCGTGAATACGAAGGCTAAGGGAAACAGAATCGAACATGAAGCAATGAAGCTTCTCGAATCCGTTGGGTTCAAGTGCTGCCGGTCTGCGGCAAGCTTAGGGGAGTGGGATATTGTCGGCATATCCCCGGAGTGGTTCGTGGTTGTTCAATGCAAAGCGAATAGATGGCCACCGAAGCCGGAGAGGATATTGCTTGAGAAGTTCACCAACCCAAGCAACTGCATAAAGCTGGAATGGAGACGCGATGATAGAAAGAAACCGAGAGTAAGGCAAGTTAGCGGTAAAAATAGCACCCCCTTGGGGGAAATAGAGGGAATAAACAAACTACTAAACGAGGGGCGCATTCATGAGTCCTGAGGAGCAACAAAATGAAAAAAGAAAACGGGGTAGG